TTACGAAATTCTACTAATGTTGCTTTATTAAACTCTTTTATCTTTTTCATTTTTTACTTCCTTTTTTATTGTTTATAGTTCTATTATACCATAGTTTGCAGTAAAAGTACAGGAAAAAGGTGCCTAATTTCAAATTATTTGGGGATATAGTTTTATATCCCCAAAGGGATATATTCAACGCACTCCTGTGTGATTCTAAGAGTTGGCCATATAGGACAACCGTCTTTGTGTGCTCTGGTGCACGTAGCGCATAAGTCTACTTTATTTTTCACTTTCATTTGATGCCTTATCTGATCTAGCCTGCAACCTTTCTGATACTTCGTCTGAAGTTAACCAGATATCTCTATTGTCTAAGATAGTATTAACCTCAGTCTCTGTTAAGAAGTCTTTGTAGACATCATGTAATAAGTTAGTACTCCATAAGCGTTCGAATTCAAGTTGATCCATCATCTCACCGCCCTTACCAAATACACCACCTGAGTAGTTATGGAACATAAACATAGAGTGAGGTGATATGAAGTAAGCATCTGCTTGCATCATAATGATTGTTGCGGCACTCATACATTCACCTTCAATAGAAGCTACAATAGTTGCAGAGCTTTCACCTAAACATCTAAAGAATTGTAAAGCCGTGGCAAGTGATCCACCAGGACTATTGATATGTAAGTTAATAGTATCACCACTCTGAGCATTTCTGATTTGATGGAACATATCAGTATATGCTTCAGGTGATTCAATAGCACCACTCAAGTAATAATCATATTGAGTACCAATCGAGGTACTAAACATATCCTTTTCATCAGTACCTAATACACTATCCAATATACCCATTATTTTATTATTGTTCATGAAACTCCTTTATGCATCTCTCTAATTCTTTATCCCAATTATCACGATGTTCAATGAAGACCTGTGGATCTGCATTATCAACCGCAATGATAGTCACTAATTGGGTAATTGGAATCCCTGTTCTTTCTTCCCATGCTATTGCATAGAATGTTTCTTGAATGAAATAGTTCTTCACCCACTCAAATTTCTTTGTTTTACTAGATGTCTTGTAATCAATAATAGATATCTTACCATCAAAGACTCCAACACAATCCACTCGACCAGCCAGCTTTAGATGATCAGAATATAATGCAAGTTCTTGCCCGTACACAGTCGTTAATCTTTTATCGAGGATAGGTTTAATAGCTGAGAAGTCTGCAAGAATATTAGGCATTCCTGCATTCCACATAGGATCGTTGTTAACATATTTCTCTGCCATTTCATGAACGGCTGTCCCGCGGGTGCTAGCACGATAACCTATTTGACGCGCAACCTCTTCACCAACACGCTTCTTCCAAGCAGTGATTGCTTCTTTAGATTGCACGCCTAAAATAGTAGTGATGGATGGATATGTATTTCTACCGTGTTCGTTTGGTGGGGTTGTATAGGTTCTACCAGTATCCTTTGTGCATGATACTAGATCATCATAGCCTAAATCAATCGGTTCATGTTTAAACATAGTGTATTATTGTTGTTGTAATATATCTATTATAACACAAAACACGGTAAAAGTACACCGTTATTTAAACTATTTTACCAATTATCTAAGCCTGAAGCTCTATTAGGACCTTTAGTTGGATAGTGTTTCTTAAGGCCTTTCATTTTAGCCTTGAAGTCATCATTGGTGTTTGAATAGAGATCACCCGAAGATCGAGCGAACGTAGGGGTTGTTAAGAATATTGTACGACAATTATGTTCTTCCATATAAGCAGCTTTATCTGCGTAAGGCATAGTGTCTTCCCAAATTTCTTTAGTTTTATTATGTTCGAAGTTATATACTGGCATTATTCATTTAGATGTGTGGCACAATAATAAAAACAGCAAATTGCTATAAGAAATACTGTGATTATAGCAAAATCATTTAGAGATAAATTTATTTCCATATACTTCTTCAACTAATGCTGATGTTAATCCTTTATATTTTAATTTACCTTTAGCAGCATTTTGCAATACTTGAGCATCCATCGGGTGGATTTGTTCAAGCATCGCTTTAAATGATTTAGTCGCTCTAGACTTATCAAGTTTAGTATCGGTTAACGCTGGTAAATGTTTTGTAATATCCTTTAACGATTGAGTATGTGTTTCTGATGGAGTCCAATTAACACTTTTATCAATGTTTAACTTAATTTTTTTATTAAAGTTAACTTTTAATATATCGCGCAAACCAAGACTATCGTTATTAGCAATCACTTTCATTTTATCTTCTCTTGTTAAAGCTGCTTCTACTGCTTCTAATACTTCGTATATTTCCATCCTAAAACTCTCCGGCACATTCAATTAATAAATTCATTCGTTTTTCAATCAAGAAGTTTAAAACACTTCCTGCTTTAGGGTATTTATACGTTTCGTATTGTTTAATCGATTCATCTTTAATCTTTTGTGGTGTTCTATCTAGATCAATCACTTCTCTATTTCTCATATAATTTCTAAATGCTTCTTCAGGCATAATAGCTTTAAGATCATCTTTATGATTCCACCATTCGTCTAGTAGTTTCTTTCTCATTGGGGTTTGTCTAATCTTATCAGTGAAAGAGTTATCAGGGCTTAACACATTTGGAACACCATCACCCGAATCACCTTTCATAAGATGTTCAAATGCATATCGTTGAGACGTAGATTCAGGTTTAACCATCTTTTGTTGCATAGGACTATATTGAATTACTTGACCTTGGTGATGCAATTGAATAAAGTCTTTATCAGCAGAAATAATAACAATCTTCTCACCTGTAAGAGGCTCAGATTTGTGGACTACCAAGGCACCAATGATATCATCAGCTTCAGCACTCTCTACTCGAATCACCGCATACGGGAAGTTCTCACGGATATCATTAGTAACTACATCTAAGATTCTAAAAATCTCCGTCCAGTCTTTACCATCATCAATTTTACTTGTAGTACGTGCAGCTTTATATTCAGGGAATACATCTCTACGCCACGATCGTGAATCACATGCAATAACCATCCGACCGTAGGTATGTTCAGGATACTTAACTCGGTATGAGCGTAAGTTATTTAAAATTACGTGACGAATAAGCTCTTCACTTAACTCTTCACCTCTACCCAATTGGCCCATTATAGAACCAATGCCTATACCATTATAATCAACTATTACCATCTTCTTTCTCCATTATATAATTTTTAACTGATCCAACCCCTATCTTAATAGCAATAATACCATTATAAGAATCTTCTCTCAATAACACTTCTTCATTTACTTGCCATACCAATTCCGCATAGTTTGTATTACCTCTTGTAGTACATAGCTCTATGATTTCTCTTGTAAAGTTTTCCTTTCCTAACTCTTCAATGTCTTCTAACAATCTTTTTGATGAACCATAGTAGTCTTTCCAGTCAGTTTCAACTATCCGGTGTCTTTTATTCTTTTTACCTTTGAGAGGCTTAAGTTTTCTCTTACTTTTAAAATATTTTCTCCCAAGATAATCATGACCTGTCTTTAAGTTGGTAATACGATATATAAACCCATAGTACTCACCAACATCTTCTGAAGTAAACTCTTCTCCTTTATACGTCCACTTCGTCGAATCCATCTCGCCACTCCTGCTCTTCACCGCAGAACGGGCAGTATGGGGTTTCCATATCCATATCATTTGCCGGAACCATTTCTTTAACATCCACATCAACCAGAACTTCATAGTTTGTATTACACTCTCTACAGATCATCGAAAGAAGTCTCCTCTAAAAATAGATATGCTTCTAATTCGTCAGAACCACCAATATGGTTATCGTTTAAAAAGATTTGCGGGTATGTTGTAGCGTTAGGCGCTAATGTTAGTAAGTCAGCTTTAGTCCATTGCACTTCATCAACTAGCCGTGTTTCATATTCAATGTTAGCTTTGTCTAAAAGCCCCTTTGCTTTGTCACAAAATGGACAGTAGTTAGTTGTCCATATAATATTGTGGTTCATTTAATCATTCCTGTAAATTAATCAATCAATCTATATATACTATAATTTGGTGGAGGATGATTTGGTTATAAGGTTCATCCTGCCTAAATCCTCAAATCACACTATGCCTATCAAGCTGCGATTGCGTAAGTATTTGCGTTAGCGTTTACTTTGGGTCTTACAACTATTAACCTTCTGTTACGATGTCGATTCCAAGTCATCCCCATTAAGGAACGCACTATCGGGGGAAATAATGTGTTCCTTGGTGGAGATGGGTGGGTTCGAACCACCGTGTATCATAACTCCAATCAATAGTAAATGGTAATAAATTACCAAATTTGGTGGAA